CTCGTTCGGGTTCAGTGCGAAATAAGAAACTGATGTAGGTGCTGATAATACTCTTGGGATGATTATCATACGGAGTATTCAACAGTCGTTGATTGTATTCTGCTTGTGTTTCAAGTTGATATCGTGTAAGATAAGCACCTTGGCGGAATGTATCGCCTCCAGAGTAACTATCATAGAGAAACTCCCAACGAGGTCTGTATCGTGAGACTAATGGGTTTACCGACGCCGCATCAGCATAGTTTTGACTTAATATAATGTCCATAATTTTTCCTGTTAAGCAAGTCTATGCCCGAATCGTTGGGCTACTTGGGGGCCTTGTTCTCGTTGTAATGGAAACAAGTATTCTATTGCATAGGTTAAACTATCAAAATGATGGTCCAAACCTGAGTCCTTATCAGGTATCTGCGTTCCCTCTTTAAAGCAGAAACCTCTAAGGCTTTTAATAGTGTATTTACACTTGGGATCTATGTGGAAACGGGTCGTGCTGTCTGTTCGTAAATGGAACATACTGTTGGCTGCATTGATACGATCTTTAACCAAGGGATGAGCACGATGATAAAACACACGGAATCCTGCGTTTTCTAATATCTTGATGTCTGTATTGCCATTGGCAGAAGTTTTGCGTTGTGTGCCAGCAGGATCAGGATAAAAGCAAATGGGATTGGCGGGATATCTGTTACGAATCTCATCAACCATTTCATTTGTGTTTGAGTTGTATATTGTAATTTCGTCAATGGCCTGTAAGCCTGTGGGAGTGCGACGCATTACAACGGCTGTCATTGGGCTCACATTAAAGTCACCGCCAATGTGTAATGGCTCTACTGGCTCTGGTGGATTTAGTGTAGTCACATTGTGATCACCAAAAGCATAAGCAACAATACCTGAGTAATTATTGAATCGTGCTTCATACTCTTGTTCAAATGTTCTTGAGTCTAAGTCTTTTCGTGCTGATTCAATTTCATCTGCAGGGACCTGGCCGCCGTCAAGAGTGGTGAACTGATATGAACTCCATACTTCAGGATTGGTTGCTGACTGATCATATAAGTCTTTGAACCAGTTGTGTCCTTTTGGAGTCCCAAGAAATAAACTCTTGCCACGGGTCGTACTAAGTGTGGGCCTGATTACTTCATACCATACACTGGGATCCATGTCAGCAGTTTCGTCAAACACACAGAAGTTTAAGCCCACACCACGCAATGAGTCTGGGTTGTCAGCACTTCGCAAACTGATTACACTGTTATTGACTAATGTAATGCTCAAGTCTGATTTGTCAATGCCACGCACCCAGTTTAGACTATTAAGTTTAAGCACCAATGGCTCCCATATAATTTGCTTGGCCATTCTGTATGTAGGAGCAATGTAAAAACTCTTCTGATCAGGTGCTCGACTATGGTAAGCCAATCTATTCATGCTTAAGAATGTCTTGCCAAAACGACGACCGCAACATGCTACAATGAATCTATGTTGGTCATCAGCAATGGTTTGTTGTGCTATACTAAGAGGCATTTATCGTGCTAATATATCTTGTATGTGATCAGCCAGGGTGGCCAGTGCTTCGGGAGCAATGTATCTTGTAGCATGATAATGTACAGCACAATCACGAGTTTCTACAATGTTAAGTTCTAATAAATCTGGTTCCAACCAGGCAATTTCTATATCTAACATGCCTGTATCAATTGGTATCTGCATCGTGTTCCTCCACATCAGAAATGTCTTCCTCGTACTGGGTAGTAGCAACTGGATCATCATTCCAAGGTAATGCACGATTGTCTGGGTTTGCCAAGCCTGATTCTTGCTGTGCCAAAATGTTCTTACCCAACCATATAAGCATTGTGGGATTGCCATCTAATGCCACTCTTAACTGTGCTTGGCGTAATGAAGTTTTTAAATTATGACGGCCTTTTGTAAGGAATTCCTTAAAGTTGTATCTTAATGTGTTTTCATGCACATCAAAGTAGGCAGCAATCTCACGATCACTGCATCCAAGACTGGCTTGATGTTCTACTTCTTCAGGTGGGACAATGATTTTGTTTCGTCCAACAACTATGCCTTTGACAGTTTTCTCTGCCCACTTGTGTTCCCCGTTGGGACCAGGCTTTTTAGGGGTAGGTAGTTCTGGTATGTTTTGTTCCATACTATTACTTATGCCAAAATAAAACCCCCGAAATGCCACACACACTTCGGGGGTTTAATCGCACAAGGTTTAATGAGTCATGACACTCATTGAAGACAGAAATGCCTTACTAAAACTGCCTTCAAGTTTATTTAGTTGAGATGTATCCTGCAACAGAGCCTGAGGGAGTGGTAATAACAGTTCGTGGACTTGGCCTAATAGGACTGGGAGTTGTCATATTACAGTTGGCCATAACATAAGCACGATGTGCTTCATCTCTGGGTTCAAATGAGTAATTGATTTGTCGGTCTGGTGATATTGTAGCAACCATACCTGAATCACGAACTATACGAATAGTACCATCTGGGAGAACTGTTTTAGTTGATCCTGATGGGCATTCACCTGCCTGGGCTATGCCTACTACTAAAGTTGCGATAATACTAAAGTAAAGTTTCATCATGCTGGCACCTTTAACATATATGCTGGTTCTGCTGTAGTAAGACCACCACGGATAGCCATGTCCAACAACTGAGTTTCTGTAGGATTTAGGCTGTCAATAAACTGAACCATTTGTGTGTCATTATCAAGAGCAGTCCATTGCTGGATCAATTGTTGAATAGTTCTGCGTTTCATCTCGACTCCTATGTGTGTTTGTATGTGTTTATTATACTGCTATCTGAACAACAGGTCTGTCGTTTTTACGCAACAAACCTGTATTTTTATGTTGTATTTTTACAACATTTACTCAAATATCTCCTTTGCAGGATCTCTTGTTGCCGCATACCAGGCCTCAATCCTTTTCTCTGCGATCTCAACATAAGCAGGATCTAACTCACAACCAATGTAAGAATGTCCCAACTCTACAGCCGCACAGCCAGTTGAGCCTGAACCGTTGAATGGATCTAATACTATACCACCTGGTGGTGTGATGAGTTTGATCAAATACTTCATAAGTTCAATGGGTTTGACCGTGGGGTGGTTGTTGCCTTTATTTTCAACATTATTTCTTGTTATGCTTTGATTTGGACCATACATTCCACCTACTTCACTATTACCATTGTAGGGTATTTCATCAAAACCAATATGTCTTTCACGGCGGCTGACTTTGGGGCAGTAAAAATACTTTTGGTAGTCTGGTATATCACCTATGACATTGGAGGGGAAACGGCCTGCTTCTGGTAAGTCTTGTTCAGCACTTACTGCTCGTTTGATAGTTTTGTAGCCTACTTCACCACCAAACATACCAATGCCTTCCCCATCTTCTGCTGTGCTTCGTTCCATTGGTCCTTTTTTGTTGTTTAGGTAAGTTTCAATGTCTTTGGCATCTTCGTAAGGTATTCTTGTGGCATCAATGTTTAAGGCACCTGTGCCCCACTTCTGAGCATTCTTTGCTATGCTGAGTTTGATAGGCTTACGGGCCAATGCAATGGGTTCGTGTGCTGGCTTTAAGGCTGTGCCCCAACCTGCCCAGGCCTTGCCTTCATTGGTTTGGTAAGCATACTTTAATCCGCAGGGATCTTCTTTACATTGTAATGCTGTATTACCATCACCATTAACATTTACGCCTTTATTACAGACTTTACATCTTTGTCCACCAACAGCATCACCTTCAGTAGATACTATGCTGTGTTTAGTTGTGCCATAATTAGGATCTTTTTTATTAGCACTACGGTCAATACTCTTACCAATGTCTTGGCTCTTGGGAAAGCCTGAACTATAGATCCACATGATTTGATCACGGATCTCAAAGCCTGCCTGTTCCAGTGTCACAGCCAAGTGATGGTAAGTTCTGGCTGCTGAGAAGGCCAATATATGTCCTCCTGGCTTTAATACTCTAAGACATTCTTGATATGTCTCAACGGCTCCTGTATTGGCATCCCATGACTTGCCCAAGAAG